CGCCGTGTCTCGCGCTGATTGGAACCAGCTTTCGGTTGCCGTGTTGTGGTCCGGTGTCAGCAATTTCTTCCGCTGTTTTTGGCTTGTAAACCGTGAAGTTTGTCACCAGCCAAAGAACGCGGTCAGAACCAGCAATAACGTCGGTTGACTCACGGTCAATGCCGTCACGGTTCAGTTGAATGAAGCTAAGCACGGGAGCATCATGGCGCACGGCGAAGTTGTGCAACGCCGTCATCATAAAACCGAGTACCTGATACTCTTTCAAGCTGTCATTTAACCCCTCACCCGACATCATCTTTAGGTAGTCATAGACAATCAAGCAGTCATTGCGGTTGCCTTCTTCATCGTACCCAACCTCTTTGGTTATCCAGCGCCGCATAATGGAGATAATCTCTTCAAACGGCTTACCTGAGACGTTGAGATAGTGGAACGGGCATGGTGGGGTCTCACCTTTACCAGCGAGAACCTCCGCAGCCTCCCTGACCTTTGCCTGCTTAAAGTGGCTCTTGGCGTACTGACCAGTTTCCAACTCGTTGATTGTGACCTGGGCACCAAAATCCATACACATGTTAGGCAGCATTCGAGACCAATGGTCCTCTTTAACCATTTCGGTGTCAAGGTATAGAACTGGAATGCCTATGTTGTGTGCTACATGCAGTCCAATGTTGGCCGCCAACATGGACTTACCAGTTTTTGGGCGGGCTCCAATGAGAGATACCGTCTTACGACGGAACCCACCACCAATGGAATGGTCGTAGTAGGGCATGCCGCTGCTTATGCCCACAATTTCCACTGGGTTTGCCTCTAGGGCATCCAGGTATTCCAATAGACCATCACCAATCAAGGTAGGGGTGGAGGTCTCATCGTTATGTAGTAGTGAGCTAAAGTCGAAGACCACGTTCTCGGCAATACCAAGTATGGCCTCGATAGATTCGGTGCCGCGAATGTCTTCCAGCGTCATCGCGGCTTCACGTAGTTGGTCACGCAATAGGCGACCGACTTGTAGCTTGCGTATCTGAGCGCCCCAAGTGCGCACGTTTTCCAGCAAGGTACGACCGCTTAGCAGACTACGCAGGTGTTTGAGGTCAGCGGCCTTCTCAAAGAAGGTGGAGTAGCCTAGTTCCTCAGCACACGCAATCAGCGAGGTCTGGTCGAACTTCTTCATGTCCTTCTTTTCGTACATGTGGGTAACGCATTTGTAGACCGCTTGATTCAAGGGGTCAACAAAGCTGCCAGCATCCAAGAAGTCTGCTATGTCCAGATAGGCGTCTTCACCATACTGGAACATTCCCACAAGGACCGCTCGCTCCGCTGCGCGGTCGGCCATTTTTTCATCAAATAGGTCGGTCATGTTGCTCGGCTTCTCCTGGCACCACTATTTAGTTCTTGTTCTCGTTGGGCACGCATGGCCTTTGCTCGCCCGTTAGGAGACGAACAAGAGTTGCAACGATAGGTATTGTTCATGGGGTCTTTGCTGAAACCCACAGCCAGGCGGTCAGCAACAACCTCTGTCTTACCGCATAGACCACAAGTAACCTCGGTTTTGCCACCTGTGTTTGCGCCAATCTCTTCGTCGCGGACTGGGCCTCGTGGTCGTACCATTTGGATACCCAAAGAAACATCACCTGGGTTTTCAGTTACCTTTTCGTCCGCAAATGCCTTGCCGTTGTCGTGGAATAGATTTTTGCGTTGTTTGGGGATGTTCATTGGCTCCTTCTTGCACTTAGTCTTGCCATCTGCGTTGGTGCGGTCACCATCTACCGTGCCATGTTGGATACTGAAATCCTCTGGGGTAACTGTTTTGTCGGCAGTTGGGGTAGGGGGCTCATCTTCTGCAAGGATTGCTCCAGCATTGCCTAGTAGGGGGCCTGGGTCGGGTCTCGCCACTAGCATTTCTTCCTCAGCCTCGGTCTCAGGTTCTTCCATTGGTTGGTCCATTGGGTCAACGGAGCGACTACGAGTAGCGGCGAGTGGTTTGTCCAACAGACTTTGGAGAGTGTCCTGGGGAGAGGGCTGCTTGGGTGGTTCTGGTGCGGTTTCACCAGTGATAACCTTGTAGACACGACGAATACTCTTCCAATCACCAGCGGCGATAGCATCACGAAAGGTTTCTTTGACAGTCTTGCTCATGTTCGTTGACTCCTCTTTGTTTGTTGTAGGTCGGCAAAGGACTGTGCCGTACCACGTAGTTGATTCGGCATGTATTCTAGCGACCTATAGCGTAGCCTAGCCTGTGTGATAATGCCTTGGAGTTTCATAGCAGTATCATTGGCCTTAACGGCGCGTGCTTGAAAATGTGGAATGACATCCTTGGCTACGTAACGACCACTACCTAATTGAATCATGTCTTTCGCAATAAGGTATGTGATGTACTCTTCACACCACTTAATGTCCGCGTTGATTTGATTCATCTGTAACTGGATGTACGTAGCTGCTTGGTTCAGGATAACAGCCGCCTCACCACATTCCTCGGCGGTGAGCTTACGAATCTCAGCCAATGACATGGTCATAAACATATTGACATCATTGACCGGTTGCAGCAAACCCAACCCTACCTTGACTGGATAGTCAGCCAAGAGTTTTTGCATCTTCTCTCGTCGTTCCTCAGTCGTCGGCATTTTCGATTCGTTCTCGCCACTCATCGTCGGTCTCCGAGAAGGGTAGGGTTGCTACGCGAAAGTTGTTGATACGACACCACTCTCTCTTGGTTTTGTCGCGCTTTTTGGCCTGTGCGAAGTCGTACCGACTGCCATGGAAATGCGGCGTGAATTTGTAGTGCTGCTCCCCATGACATTCTATCACAACCTTGCGAAATGGCAAGTAGAAATCGCAGACTAATCCCAATCGGGGGATAGGTACTTCCTCAAGTATGGGTTGGGTTGGGTACATCTGGCGTAACAATTCGCGGCAGCGCAGATGCAAACTGGAGCGTGGGCGCTGGTCGTTAAAGTCAACCTCGTGGCCCTGCGGTGGCCAGGGAGACTTGTTGCCATCAAAATCAATGACACTCATTCATCCACCCCCATCATTTCATGGAAGGCTTTCTCCAACGCCTCGCGCTCGACTGCGTTTTCGCGCAACCGGTTTACCAGTTTTTGCTTGCCTTGAACCTTAAACTTCTTGCCAGCATCTTTGCCGGTTCCCCACTCTTTTTCCTCTACAACGTCTTCCATGTACGACAGCTTAAACCATGCACCAGACTGGTCAATGAACCCAAACTCAACCCCCATGTCCACCAGTTCATAGAGTTCATCAATACCAATACCGAACGTCAGCATTGAGGAAGCTCGCTGTCCAGGAGGGGCAAATGCCGTGGAGGTAGTTATCCACTCGACCTCTTGTCCGATGGGACGACCTTCCTCAGCCCCACCCTCACGCACAATGGTGAACTTCTTACACTCCAGACCAATGTCCATGGCGTACTTAATCTTGTTGCCACCACTAGCGAACTTAGCCTTGCCATAACCACTGGTATTAGCAATGAAGTGTAGGATGCCCACCAGGACAATGTCATTAACCGGAATCACATTGGACAGACGCCGACAGAACTTGGCCATCAACTTAGCCCCAGGAGCCCTGTCCTGCTTATCCAGTTCATTCTCCATTTCTCCGCTGGTGACCAACTGAGAGACAGAGTCAATGACTATCATTGCGCCCGGTTGGTTGTGAATGATGTTCTCTGCGATTTCCAGGAACTCATTGGCCTTGAGGATACGGCTCTTGCCATCCTCATCACGGTATGACCTCACGATTTGTAGGCGGGAGGGGTTTAAGCAGGAGATACCATTCAGGTCGCGTGGTTTGATACGACCTTCGACGTTCAAGAAGAACGTGGGGCGACCAGCTTGTTGAGCCTTACCCAGCATGTGGAGAGCGGTAACTGTCTTGCCACACTTTGGGTCACCCGCCAGGGTAACTACGCTACCACCGGGAATTCCGCCGCCCATCAGTAGGTCCAGACGGGGGCTCACATGAATGATTTCATTTGTGTGTTGAGATAAGTTGTCACCGGAGATAAATGCAGCGTCACC